TAACGCATCAGCAGGTATTGCTCAGTCTAAGATCTCAGGCCTTTCAACAAGCTTAGGATTAAAAGCAGACCTTGCTTCACCAACATTCACAGGTACTGTGTCTGGTATAACAAAGTCAATGGTTGGTCTAGGTTCAGTTGACAACACAGCAGATACAGCTAAGCCAGTCTCAACCGCTACACAAACAGCGCTTGATCTTAAGCTCGCTTCAGCAACAGCTGCAACAACTTATGAAACAATTTCTAATGTAGCTTTAAAAGCTCCATTAGCCTCACCAGCACTTACTGGTACACCGACTGCACCAACAGCAGCAGCGGGAACAAATACAACTCAAGTTGCAACTACAGCATTTGTAGGAACAGCTGTTTCAAACCTCGTGGCATCAGCACCAGCAGCATTAGATACTCTTAATGAGTTAGCAACTGCTCTTGGAAATGACGCATCATTCTCAACAACAATAACAAACTCAATTGCATTAAAAGCTCCACTTGCCTCACCAACATTTACAGGAACAGTGTCTGGTATAACAAAGTCAATGGTTGGTCTAGGTTCAGTTGACAACACAGCAGATACAGCAAAGCCAATATCAACTGCTACACAAACAGCACTTGATCTTAAGCTCGCTTCAGCAACAGCTGCATCAACTTATGCACCACTTGCTTCACCAACATTTACAGGTACAAATACTGTAGCAAATATTACAGTATCTGGAACATCAAATATGTCAGCAAATGGTGTGCAGTTTTCAGATGGTACACAAACAAAAGAAGGAGTTCCATCACGAACTACAATTGGAACTACAATTTCTGCAGCATACAACCTATCAACAGGCGGACTTGCTCTAAGAGATCAGTTAATACCAATTTCAGGCACACAAACAATTACAGTTCCATTGAATGCAACAACAGCATATCCAATTGGAACTTCAATAAGCTTCTACCAAGCATCTGGAACTGGAGCAAACTTTGTATTTGCCTCAGGTGTAACACCACTTGCTACACCAGGACAGACACTAAGATCTACAGCATCTTCTGCAACACTAACAAAGGTTGCAACAGATACTTGGTTGCTTGCTGGAGATCTAAAAGCTTAATTAATATAAAGAAATAGGAGATATAAATGTCAAAACATATAGGTAGAAAGTCATCTGCTCAAGATAACTTTATTGGACCAAATCCAGTAACTGGAGTAACCGCAACAGATTATCTAAACGGATCAAACAACGGTAGACCATTTAATGACGGAGCAATTACAGTTTCATGGTCAGCGCCAGTAGCAGGAAATACACCTACTGGATATAAAGTTTATGAGTCTGGAGTTCTAAAGGCAACTGTTGCTTATGGCACAAATACAGCTTTAATAACTGGCTTGTTGTCAAATACTTCACATACATATGCAGTTTCGTCTTACGACTCCTATTTAGATAATTCTTCAAATGCAGTTGCTGCACCAGCAGCAACAGCAACTACTGTTCCACAAGCACCAAATACCCCAACAGCAACAGCTGGCGTTGACCTAGATACAATTAGCTGGGTACTTAATGCTAATGGTGGACAGACAATACTTGACATATATATTGAATCAAACGAAACGACTCCAAAAAATAAAACAGTTACAACCGCATCAAATGGAAGCACAACTATTGCAAATGAAGCAAATACTTCACAAGCTTACAAAGTACGGGCAAGAAATGTAAATGGCTCTAGTTCATTTTCAGCTTTCTCTAGTACTGTTACAACTTTGCCCCCTTCATTCTTTAGCCCACCGTTCTTCCCACCTGGCTTCTTTAGCCCACCGTTCTTCCCACCTGGCTTCTTCAGCCCACCAGCATTTGGCGGATACTTTAGCTTAAGAGCGTACTAATATGAAAAAAAATATAAATGAGGTATCACTATGATAAAAAATTACGTACTCCTATCATTAAATAAAGTTATTGATAAGATTGAAGTAGAAAATGTAGAAGAAGATGCAAATAGATTAGAGAGATTTACAGAGCTATTTAATTCTAATTTTTTATGTAAAGATATAACCGAAACTAAAAAGGTTAAATTAAATTCTACTTGGGATGGCAACGTGTTCTCTGAGTTTGATGAAGAAAGAAAAGAAGCTTCACCATATTCAGTAGCACTTGTATCTGATAATACAATAAAAGCAGTTGTAAGAGTTTATACTCAAAAAAGATATACTCTCTACAAGGATGCAGAAGTCAATGGGATTTCTGCAATTGATGTAACTGAAATGGATAGCACAGCAATAAAAACTGGCATGTCCTGGGATGGTACTTCTTTCACAGAGTAGGGAGCTTTAAAATTGAGTAAGGATATTTTAAAAAATGAGATATCTCCTGGTCTATGGGTTTATAAAAATCAAATAGATAAAAATATTATCAATGACGTAGAAAATCTATTGTCTAAGTATGATGATGAATTTGAATGGCGAGAAGCAACAGTAGGTTATGATGTAAAAGTACCTTCATATAGAGACTGTGTAGATTTTAAAATTCAAAAACAGGAAATGCCTAACATGCCAGAAAGCAGAAAACATTTAAATAAAATCTGGCAAAACGCATACGATATGCAAATAGATGCAGTTAAAGATTACTGTAAGCTTTATAATATTGATATGCAATTTTGGGAAGCAATGAACTTCATTAAATATGGAGAAGGTCAACATTTCCAAGAGCATTCAGATCATGGATTTTCTTATATAGCAACAGTTTCATTGGTTTCGTATCCAAACGATGACTATGAAGGAGGGGAATTATATTTCCCTAAACTTAACTTAACCATAACTCCAGAAGCTGGAGACATAGTTATTTTTCCTTCAACTTATTTGTTTTCACACAGAGCAATGCCAGTCAAATCAGGAATTAAGTATTCAATAGTTACAATGCTTGATTACAATGACAATACTCATAATCAGGAGTTTGATCTTCTTAGAATGAAAAGGACCAACTCTGCCGCTGCAAGAGAAAGTGCATTGAGTGGAAATAATAAAAGCTTATAAAACCAAAGAAGGTTTTGCAGAAATAAATACTCTTCCAGTTAAAAGAGATTGGATGGATAGCACTTGGCAAAAGCATGCCTATCATTGTTTTCCAGTAACTTTAACAAATACATTAGGATGGTATTTAAGTTTCCCAGAAGATATAACTTTTATTTGGGATGGTATTTCAAATTTTGATCCATCTCATGTTAAAATTTTATCAGGTGAAAAGTATGCTTACCCAGGAAGAGCAAACGGAACAATAAGTTTTAATACTGGAATTAAATTTAAAACTGAAAAAGATACAACTTTATTAACTATGCCAGCGCCTAATTTTTTTATTGACGGAGCATATCCTTTTACAACACTAATAAGTACATCTTTTTTTAGAGCAGATCTTCCAGTAGCCTGGATGATTACTTCACCAAACAAAAAAATTACAATTCCAGCTGGCCACCCAATATGCTCTATAATACCGATAAAATTGACAGATTTAAATAATTCAGAGATTCATGTAGAAGTTGAACCAAAAGATCAAGAAGTCTCACAAAAAGAATTATATGAATACTCTATGGCAATTCATGAAATAAACAAAAAACTTAGTTGGTCTGATTTTTATAGAAATGGTTTTGACCATAAGGGCAATAAACTTGGAGATCATGAAATAAAAGCTTTAAAGCTAAAGGTTATACAGGATAGCCCTAGTGATATTTAATATAGAATATGGTATATTGTATTTATGGAAATAGTTAATCAAGGAATTATGGGAGGCGGAAAAGCCCCAATATCAATAACACCATCTGGATTTTTTGGTGATTCAATAGATAATATTGTAGAACTACAAAACTTTATAACAGAAGAAGAGCAACAGCGTCTTATTAATTTTGCCCTAACAAATAAAATTTGGGATAAAACAGAAACTCACATTGATGAAGATGGATTAGTTCTATATGATGCAAATATATGGGAAGATAGAGTATGCACTGCTGGCTCACTAAAGAAATCAGATCCAGCAATAATTGATCTTCTTTGGGATATGATTAATAGACTTAAGATAGAAGTAGATAAATTTTTTGATGTCGATGTGCAAGCCACTGGCCCAGCAATAGTAAGATGGCCAGTTGGAGCAAGACAAGAGCCTCATGCGGATAAAGAGTTCCATACGGGCGAAGAAGAAGGAAGACCAAATGATTTTCCTTATTACGATATTGCTGGTCTATTTTATTTTGATGATAAGTATGAAGGCGGAGAACTTTATTTTCCAACACACGGAATTGAATTTAAACCAAAACCAAGAGCAGCATATTTTTTCCCAGGAGATAAATACTATACTCATGGAGTCCGTCCAGTAAAATCTGGAAATAGATTTACAGCTCCATTTTTTTGGACAATTTTAAAACACACTGGAGAGACTCAGCCTCCACAAAACTATTCAGATCAATTTAAATCGCCATCTTGGCAAAAGCTTTATGGAGATAGGGGCTAATAAATGCATAATTTAAATATAGTAAATGACATAGACTCTTTAAACTGGACAGAATTACTTCCAGGCGTAATTTTGTATAGAGGAATGTTAAAGGATCCAGACTTAGCATACAAGATAATGATGCGTTCAGAGTCTTCAGACCAGAGTAACTTTTTCCAACAGTGGACTCCATGGGCTCAATATGGAACATATACACAAGCCAAAGAGCAGCCGTTACTTGATATAGCTGAAAAAAATGAAATTTTTAATGAAGAAAAAGCTCTATTTGAAGAAATTGCAAACTCTTACGACAAAGCAATATCACATTATTTTAATCACACTGGAATTGAAATTCCACAAGGTGCAAGATATAGCGGACAATCCTGGTGTAAATATTTTAATCTAATTGATACTTTAAAAAATCAAATGACAATGCAATATCACACAGATTTTATTATTTCTCAAAAAGATATGCCTGGAGAAAAATTCCATACAACATGTACATTTTATATAAATGATAACTATAATGGTGGAGATATTGAATTTTATGTTGGTGGCAAGTTTGTAAATCATAAACCCGTAGCAGGAGACCTACTAGTGTTTCCATCAGGTGAGCCATTTTATCATGGAGTAAAAACAATACCAGACGGCAATAAGTTCTTTATCAGAAACTTTGTTATGTTTGATTATGATGGCTCTAAAGAATGGCTGGCTAATCAAAAGAGATATGGTGCTTATAAGTGGTCAAAGCAAGAAATTGAAAGAATTGCAAATGACGATCCAAGGAATATGATTTATATAAGAGATAAGAAGGTTATATCCTATGAAGATATAATGGATATAAAAATTGACGGAGGCATATACAATTGAAGTTAATTAAAGCTAGAGATAATGAGCATCCAGTTTATCTTTATGAAGACTTTTTAACTAAAGAAGAATCTGCTGGAATAATTAAGATGTTTAATAATTTAATTGAAAGTGGAGACTTTGAATGGCATCCAATTTCTTTTTATGAATCCTATGCTTATAATATGCCAAATCAGTTAACTGATGACAAAAATAAATTAGCTAAATGGTATGAAGATGCTGGGCTTCCAGACAATTTTCTCGATGACCTAGAAGAAAAGTTTAAAAATGCAGCAAGAGAAATAATTGGGGGAGAAGCTTACAAGATAAGCTTCCATAGCCAAAAATGGATTCCTGGCGCTTATGCAGCTTTCCACTCAGACAATAGTTACGATGGAAAACCCAGTGCTTTTGAAAGAAGTAGATACGCAGGTTTCCTTTATTTAAATGATGATTTTGATGGTGGAGAGCTTAACTTTAAAAATTTTGATTTGACAGTTAAACCTAAAACTGGAATGCTTGCTATTTTTGATGGCGGCCATGAGAATACTCATGAGGTTCTTCCAGTGTTTAAAAGCGATAGATACACTGTTGGTTCTTTTTGGGATGATAGACCTGAAGAAGAATATCCCGAAGAAACAAAAGCTAGATGGGCCGAAGAAATTGATGAGACAAGAAAACAGCAAAAAGTAGAACAGCAGGAGTGGAAAGAAATAAGAGATAGCGGCAAAAGAAGAACTCCAGACGGTAGAGAGTATGATGCTGCATTAGCAGAAATCGGAGAAGTTGATGGAAATTAAAGAAGTTCAACCAAGACAAATGTACACAATGTTTGATATTGTTTATCACGATAGAGGCATAGTGTACTTTGAAAACGTTATTAGCTATCCAGAAAAGCTTCTATCTTTAATGGAAGATTTAGATGCTAATCCAAAATCATATAGCGGAATACCAAAATGGAGCAGTTGGGGAGCAAGCAACGATGATAATTTTGGGTACGGTATTCAGAAGTTTATAGACACTTCTAAAAAACAATTAAACTCAGATGATGATATGCTAAATAAGCAAGTTTTATATGTTGTAAATAGTTTAATTATGGCTCCAGAAATGTGTGCAAAAAGATACGCTGAAATAATGCGTAGAGATGTCTCTAATATTCAAAAGGTAGACAGTACTCCAGAACAAATTAAAATGGGGCTTGATTATATTAAGGTTGCAAAGTATGATACTGGAAAAGGAATGGGACCACACTGTGACGCAGAAGATCCATCTGGTACTGGAGAAAATTTAAAGTATTCCTTGGTATGCTATCTTAATGATGACTATGAGGGTGGAGAGATTTACTTTAAAAATCAAGATATAAAAATTAAACCAAAGGCGGGAAGCCTGGTTCTTTTCCCTTCAGTTCACCCATACCTACATGAATCTCTTCCTGTTACAAAGGGTAACAAGATAATGTTTACTACACACTGGATGGTTTAATCAATATCCAATAGGACGGGTATCTGATATAATATAAAGATGTCCTACTACTTAGCATCAATTAAAGACTCACCTATAGGTTTATGGAAGCTAGATGAATCATCTGGATCAATAGCCTATGACACTTCTGGGTGCGGAAATAATGGATCCTATTTGGGACAAATATCTAAATCGGGTATGCCAATTGTATCTGGTGGAGTACATTCTAATAAAATAGATAGCGCAAACTATTTGCAATTTACTATATCAAAAGATTTTTCTGGAACAGTTGGTACGGGAGGGTTTGCAACAAATTCAACGTATGATAATGATTTTACATTAGAAGCATGGATACATCCAAAAACAATAACATCCCTAACACCCGTACTTGCTGACTCAAGTGGCATCGGGTTATATTGGGATAATGGGAATGCTGTATTTAAATTAGAAGGGGAAAGAATTGATTACTCTGTTCCTAATCCAAATAGAGTAATTCATATTGTTGGTGTATATTCAGTTTCTCATATGAGTCTTTATGTTGATGGTGTATTGGTAGCATCTAAATACATATCTGTTAAGTTTACAAACACTAGCCTTGTTCTTTCTTCAGGACCCGCTTTATCTGGAGAATATTTTATAATTGATTGTCCAGCTGCATATAGATATTCACTATCTCACAGATCCATACTTTCACACTATAATAATTTATTTTTAAATAATGATGAGCAGGTTTCAGTGCCAGATTTAGGTGAGCTGTTTAGGGCGTCAGAAAGATACCAAGATGTGGAAACTAAATATGTTTATCCAGCACAAGTTTCCTGGGATACTTTAATTTATGATAACCAAGCGCTATCTTATAGCAAAAACAATAACAGCATTTATTTAAATTCAGGATTTACATCTGGTGAGTTTGTAGAGGATATGGTTTTAAACATGACAAAAAGCTATGTGTCTTCAAAGATTGACTGGGTATCTTCTAGTGGAGTTTCAGTGTATGTTTCAGAAACTTCAGCATCTGGCCCATGGACTGCTTGTGTAAATGGGTCATCCATTCCAGGATTTTCTCAAGGATCTAGTTTTTCTTCAACAAAAGTATTATATTTTAAATTTGTATTTAATTCTACAAATTCAGATGTGTACTTGCCAGAACTTTATTCTTTAAAGGTTTATTTCTACTCACAAAAAAGAATGTTTGCTCATAATGGTGGAAGCACATTGTCTACATCACAGCCAACAACAGGAACACTGTGGGATTTTGATATTTCAAATGAAAACTATCCAGCAAGATCAAGAAATTATAAAGATGGGATACGACCAAAATCTTCAGCTTTCTTTATTGATTCTGTTGCACAAAATAGAAACATTGAGATGGTCTTTACTCCAAAAACATTGTCTAACGGTCATATCTTGTTTAACAAAACTGGCTCTGTAGAAACGGCACTATCATGGGCGGCAGGCGGAGCAATAACAAAGTCTAATATTAGCAATATCTATATCAATGGCCAAGATGCCTCATCTGCTACAAACATATCTTCATACCTTTATATAGGAGAGCCAAACTATATACTAATAAAGACAACTGCTGCAATAACTGGTCAAATATGGTTTAATGGAAAGCAATTATTGGGTGTAAGATCAGGTGTATTAGATGACAATTTATATCAAAATATAGCGCTATATGCTAATGATGCTATTAGTCATCAAGAGCATTACGACCTGTATATTGGCAAGCCAGCCTCAATTGCCCAAGGATCGTCAGTAACCTTGACAGAAGAGTCAGTAAGAACATACTCTAGAGACAGAGTCGTGTTACAAATCCTATAATTTTGTCAGGTTAAGTGACAAAAAGCTGGACTTATGTATATAAGAATGGTAAAATAATTAACTATGGACATAAAAAAAATCAATGCTCAAATGAAATCTGGCGAGACCAGGCTAGGAGTCTATGTTTGGGAAATGCCAGACGGTAGATGGGTAGGAGATGAAGATAATAATTTTCTGTCAATAGCATCTATGCTAGGTAATAAAGAAAGAATAGCACTACTTGCTTCTGCAGTTGCACATTATGGAATTGATGTTGGTCAGCCTAAATTTATTGAAGGAAGCCGACAAATTGATGAAGAAGAATTTGAGTATCAAAAGCAAAGATTGAGATGGGGTCTAACTCCAGATCCGCTTGATATTGGTGTACATAAGGAAGAAATGGCTAAACTGAAAGGTCCCAAATAATGATTGAATACGATGAAGATGCAGTTGCAGATAGCGTAGAAATATCTAATGTCGCAGACTGGATGAGATTTAATAATCCAACAACACAAAAATCAGACGATACATTTGAAATGGATGCTGAAGAAATATTAAAGCTTTCTGGGCTTGGGCCATCTTTTAGAAGAAAAGTTTCGAGAGAATTTCAAAAAGCATTTGTAGGTAAAGATGGCGCAGTAAGCCAGCAACTTCAAGTTCAGCAGGCAGTAAGCGGATATGCTATGTTTGATCTAATACAGCCAGAATATAATCTAGATTATCTTTCAACTATTTATGAAATTTCTCCATATAACTATGCTGCAATTAATGCAAAAGTTTCTAACATTGTTGGCCTAGGCTTTGATTTTATTGAATCAAAAAAAACTACAGATGCCCTTGACGGCATTGAAGATGAAAAGCAATTAGACCGTGCTCGCAAAAAGCTAAATAGAATTAAGCAAGACCTTCATACGTGGCTTGAGGATTGTAATGATGATGAAACTTTTAAAGAAACGCTTATCAAGTTTTACACAGACGTAGAAGCTACTGGTAATGGGTATCTGGAGGTCGGTAGAACCACTACTGGAAAGATTGGGTACATTGGGCATGTACCTTCAAAAACAATGCGTGTAAGACGCTTTAGAGACGGTTTTATTCAATTACTTTATGGCAAGGCTGTATTTTTTAGAAATTTTGGAGACACAAAAACTGTAAATCCAATAGCTGGCCAAGAAGATAGACCAAATGAAATTATTCATTTAAAAAAGTATACTCCAAAAAATAACTATTATGGTATCCCAGATATTATTGCAGCACAAAATGCTATGGCTGGTAATGAATTTGCTGGTAAGTATAACTTAGACTACTTTGAGAATAAAGCGGTACCAAGATATATTATTACAGTAAAGGGAGCAAAGCTTTCTGCGGAATCAGAAAGAAAATTGCTTGAGTTTTTCCAAGTAGGATTAAGAGGCAAGAATCATAGATCTCTATATATTCCGCTTCCTCCAGATTCCCCAGATTCAAAAACTGAATTTAAAATGGAGCCAATTGAAGCGGGATCTCAAGAGTCTTCATTTAATATTTATCGTCAATCTAATAGGGATGAAATATTGATGGCCCACAGAGTTCCAATTAATAAAATTGGAACTGCAACTGGCGTATCTTTGGCA